GCAGCACATATACTAGTTCCACTTCCTGTGAATGGGTCAAGGACAATATCATTTCTATAAGTTAGGATTTTGATTGCCTTCATTGGAATGTCCATTGAGAAGGTTGCCTTGGTCATTTGCTTTGTATCTGCAAAATAATCCCACTGACCGTATACCAAATCCATGAACTCTTTTTTATGTTCGTCTTGATATACTGTTTTCTTTTTAATTGTTCCATCTTCTTGTGCAACATCCATAACCTCACCAACCCACTCAGGTTCTCCCTTAACTTTCTTGATGTGAGTCTTTTTGTATGCTAACAATACACATTCTTTTGGGTTATAGATGTAGGGTGCTGATGGAGACATCCATGAACCCCAAGCAGTTGTCTTACTTCTATGTGGAGAATCTTCTTCCAAATCCACAATACCATAAAACTTATAACCTATGTTCTTCATTATTTGCCATAATTCAGAAACCATCAATATTCTTCCACCTTTATCTTGTCTATTGATTTCATATGGAATGTTTAAGGCAATTCTTCCATCATCTTTCAACACTCTGTAAGCTTCTCTTAACCAACTGGCACTGAACAACTTATATTGTTCAAATTCTATATCGTCATTGAATGTATCATAAGCAATTCCAACACCATAAGGTGGTGAAGTAACAATTAAATCCACAGAAGATTCTGGCATTTTTGCCATCACCTCAATACAATCCCCATTAATAACTTTCCCAACATAATCTTCTATCATAACTTTCCCTCTTGTTTTAATTGTTCTCTAATTTTAGTCGCAGATATTTCACTGACTTCTTGTGGTGGTATATGTTCAATGATATCATAACCAACACCTCTTCCGAAGTTTACTGATTCAATATCAGGGATTTTGATAATTTCAACTCTTCCTTCACTAATTAAATCCAACAATTCAACAACTATATTTGAATGTACTTGTTCAGTGGTGAAAGGGTTTTTTTCATCGGGTTGAACGTCTCTGATGCAGATTAAAACATTCTTACCGTCCTCAATACATTGATTAACCAGCCATCGATGTCCCTGATGAAAAGGTTGAAATCTTCCCACAACCATTGAATATTGTTTCCCACCTGTGTTTTTGAGTTTCGGGTCTCCTTCTACGTGAATTTTTTTCATTTTATTTTTTAAATATTTTTTCAACACATTCTTCTACCGAAACATTATCGGTACAAATGTCAATATAATTCTTGGTTGGTGGTTCGTAGTCTTGAACAAAGAAGTTCTCTCTCCCCCTAACTTCAGAGGTATGAACATAAACTTCCTTCAACATATCACCCATCTTTTCTTTGAACAAATCTCTCTGTTCTTTATATGGTGATACTAAAGACACTAATACATTCTGTCCCTTGGAATGAAGGTATTGTGATAATTGTTGAGCTAACAATACATTCTTCATCCTACCTTCCTTGGAATAGTCTTTGTTATCAAATAATTCTCTGATATCATCACCATCAACATGGAACCATTCAGTAAAGAACCGTTTCTTAATAATCTCTTTTGACAATGTGGTCTTACCCGAACCAGGTTGTCCCGTTAACCAAATTATTGACATCTTTTTAGTTTTAATGTATTACTAATCTTTTCTTTTGTTTCTTGAGAAAGTTTACGTCCTGTTAAATTTTGACTTATTTTCATTCTAACATCATCTCTTTTTGAAACATTTTGATTTCCACTCCTACCCTTTTTCTTATTCACTTCATCAGAAAATTTCCGTCCAGTTGCCAAAATTTTAAGTTTTTCTTTAACATCCTCTCTCTTAGATGGATTATTTATTTTCATTTTGAGAGATTGTTTTTCTCTATTCTCTACTGACCAGTACTCAGAAACTCTTTCCTTAAAAGAATGACATGGGTGATTTTCACCATACAAGGTTTTACCTCCTTGCCCTTCCTCGTCTGTAAGATTAGCAAAAACTTTATTTTCAATAATATTAAATTTTTTTGAATAAAAAATCCCCACTTCTTTTAATTCTTTTTTTGAGGTTGTTTCAAATAATATTGTCGTTTTAATATCTTCATTTGTAAAATCATATTTTTTCAAATGTCGTTTCCAAACTAACCCACTTCCCGAATATGTATTTGGGTCTTTTATTGTCTTACCCAAATATTTTAATCCTTTGGGACTCTCCTTCAGATAAAGGTAATGTGTTATTATCTTTTCTTTCATAATATTTTTCCATGGTCTTTTTATTTATAATTTCTTTGTTTCGGTAATAATATTCTTTAGCCCATTTTTTTTGAGCTTCTTTAACCTCATGTAAAGAATTATATTTTTTTTTTCTACCCATATCTATAAATATAAAACTAAAAGAAAAAAACTAAAAGAAATTATATTTTATTCTCTAAGTTTTTAATTTTACGGTCTAAATAGAACGCAGCCTTCTTTAAGTCTTCTAATTCTTTTGCTTGGTCTTTCTTACCCGCCCTTGCAACATACTTTACTACGTTGAAAAGATAGGCATCGTAATCTAATCCCCAAGCCTCACAAACTTTAATTACTTCGTATGGATTATCTGCCCCACCATAGTGAGCAGGTCCGTTTACCATTTCTTTTACTTTTTCTATTTCCATATTTTATTATTTAATATCAACAGTTTTATTTTTTCCAAGAATTTTTATCGTATCCAAACAAATCAAAGTATCTTGGCATTCTATAATATACCATATCAGCTGTTTCTTGTGTATAGAATTCTTTCCAAAGGTTTTCGTCTCCATTAGATACATTAACTTTTTGAGTCGTATCTTTTTTCAACTCCCCACTCTTGTAGTATTCACTCTCAACGATGAAAGGAATTTTACTATAATCTTCATACAAATTCTCTAATCTGACAGGATAATCAGGAACCCTTTGAGAAAAATCTACACACTCATTTGAGATAATATCAGAATAAACAGTTGATTGATAAATAAAAAGCCTAAAATTTTCTTTATTTATTTCGTTGTAAATAAAATCTTCGGGTGCTCTTTTGAATGTGAAGTCAGAAAAAAATCTTGTGTATGGATTCCTGACCGCAGACAAAATCTTATATTCATCATGACCAGGAAACAAATTACAATAATGTTTTTGAACGACATTATTGTTAAGTAGTTTTAAACTATCACCATCTATCCGATAATATTTAAAATCATATTTATTCATGATTTTGGTCATGTGGGATGTCCCACATTTTTTCCAAAGCCACAAAATAATTTTATGTTTCTGAGATAAATTTATAGTGGAATTGAGCTCTTCTAAGTCCTTTGGGTCAATGGGGTTATTCACCGAAGAGGCACTATCTCGAATCAATTTATCTATTATCATCTCCCCACTTTTTTTCCATGTATTCTATATAACGATGAGTCTGATTACCATTGTATAACATCCATGCAAAATAGTAATCTATACACCAATCGATTTTACGTAAAAACTTTTTCAAAACTATTTTGATTTTTTCTCAGGTTTAGAACCTTTTTTATATGGTTTCTTATCTACTTGCTCGGTTGATTGAGTGGTTACTTCTTCAGTTGTTTTTTCAACAACTTTTTTACCTCTTGATAACTTCCATTCAGATTTCGAAATGTAAGACCAGTAACCTGTTTTAACTTTAGATTCTGCTTCTACGTCATCGATTCTTAAGATTTCTCCAATCTCTGTGTTCTTTAATGTTTTGATTGATTTAATGCACTTCATAGGTTTTTTCCTCCATGTTTTGATTTATAATTAATAAAATTTCTGATTCACTTTTTCCTTCACAGTAGAGTTTATAAATTTTTGAAGACACTTCATCTTCAAATATTAACGTATCACTTTTACCGTAATAACTTTTTAAGTCATTGTTTTCCAATGCTCTGATACAATGTTCTAAAATAACAAATCTTTTATTGAATCCCATACTAAAATATAATTGAATTATATTTCAGAGTCAAAGTTTTTTATCTTTTCAAAGTTAACAACTTGATAAACATAAGCCATTATTTTTCTCTTAACAATTGGAATTAATGTAGCTTCCATTGGAAAGTCTTGTGTATTTTTCATTTCAAATACAGGAAGTTCTTGATAATATGGTTTAGTATTCCATGTTGAAAAATTATCAAGGATTGTTGGCAAAGTTAAATCTACAGGAGAATCCTCAAAAATTAAACTGAGGTATGTTTTACTATTTACATCATCTCCCTTTATTTTTTTGATATCGTATTCCCATACCAAAATTTTATCGTCTAATTTTCTATGATAAAATAAGTAACCCTTACCATAAGCTACGTTGTTTTTGTTTTTTCTGAGAGTAATATTTACGTTATCGTAAGCTAAATTCCAAATTGAT